TAAAGCATCAACGTGATGTTTTTGAACAGAGTAACCTACACCCGTTCCACCTAATAGTAAGAACATAATTTCTGAAAACACTCTCCAATCATCTGCTGGAGCGAATGCACAGTTATAAATTCTATTTGGTGAAATTTCAATTGGTTTACCTGCAAACTGCATTGAACGCATTGAAGGTAATACCTTTTTATCATACACGAATTTATAGTTCTCTTTAATCTCTTTTTTTAAGTTTGGATACTTTTTAATATGCATTTCCATATTACGAGTAACCAATTCTTCCCATGTTTCCCTTCTTTGTAATTCCGGTTGGTACTTTGCGTACTTCATATACACCGTAATGTCTGATAAAATTCGTGTTGAAATGTCCATTGTTTTGTAAAATTTAATTGTTGATGAGTTTGATTTTTTTCAGGAAAACCCGAAAATAAAAAAATAAATATAAGGTCTCTCACCAAACGATTCAATTTTGTGGATAAAAAATCCACTTTTTTTAATTTTTTTTGGTGTCAAAATTTTCACCCTATTATAACACAATGAAAGGGGAGAGTTCTCCCCTATCATTATGCTGCCTTTTGCTCTTCTGTTGAAGCTTTCTTATACGCAGTTACTAATTTCTTCAACTCACCAATTGCTTTTCTAGCTCTTGATTTGTTTACTTTCTTAGTACCATTGTGCTCTGCTTCAAAAGTTGTGAATAGAGCCTTCATCTTTTCAAATAATTCTTGACTGTTCATAGTTTTTGTTTTTAATTGTTATCCTAAACCTGTAACCTGCTGTGGTTTGTTACCCACAGGCATTGCTTCCATATATTTTTTATGTAATAGCTGTCTTTCCATTTCGGCTCCATTGGCACTTTCCTTAGTTGCTATCATACCATCAGCGGAAGTGGCTGTATAAACATCTAACGTACCATGTGTTGTATCCATCTTCGCTGGGAAGGTAATACCATCTTGTCCGAAACGATTCTTCATAACATGCACCCTAGCGGTGTTGTTCAATTTATCTTTTGCTTTTCTACTCAAACTCATAATGAAATCGGCGTTCATTACTTTAGCGTAAGAATCTGCAATCTTATCTGCTTCAATAACTTCCGAATCAATTGCTGAACGATTTGTTTGTGATGCTGTCCAAATTGGTATTCCCAACTCACCACTCATTCCTCTCAAATCAATGTACACACCACCTTGCTCAGCGTATGTACTATCTGATTTGTTTGAATGTGATAATAACAAATCAGCGTAATCCACAATAACTAAATCGGGCTTATTACCGGCTGCTATCATCTTTTCTAAGTGAGCTTGAATTGTTTTAGAACTTGCTGCTTTTGGTGGGAAGTATTTGATTTTAAGTTTACCTCTAAGTTTTTTCAAAGCAGTTAATACTTCTTCTTTCTTATCAGCCAATTCATGTGATGCTATATGTGAGAATACCGTATCGTATCTTAATCCCACATATTCTTGCGATAATTCTAATGAATAATGTACTACGGTCTTTCCAGCTCTTACAGCTGCTGCTCCCAAAGCACATAACACCCAAGTCTTACCAACACCAGAAGGTGCTACCACAACTCCTAATTCGCCAGGTCCTAATCCACCATTCATCAATTCATTAATACATTCCCAATCGGTTGCCACCGTATCTCTCTTTGTTTCATCATATCTTCTTTCAAAATCTATGAGATAATCCATACCTAAATCAGAATCAACACCAACCTTCATTGCCTTATCAACCAACTCTTTGATTTTATCATAGTTGCCTGATTTTAGTAAATCAATTGATTGTACGATTACATTCTTTAAGTTTTGATTAATACAAAATGCGGTGAACTCATCTTTAATATAGTCCAAATCAGTATTACCAATTTGTCCATATACTTCTTTGAGTTGCCCTACGATTGTTTTTTGTAGAGATTGATTATCAAGCTTAGATACTTGAACTTTGAATACATCCAACGAAGGTACTTTATTGTACTCTTTATGATGGGAAGTAATTTCTTCAACTATCCATTTATTAGCTTCCGATTCAAAGAACTTTTTATGGATGACATCTGAAAGTGTATCCATCATTCTTTCATCGGAAAGTAATGCTGCAATAGTTTTCGTTTGAAATGATTGCCCGTATTTTTGTAATGTATCTTCGCTGTGCATTTATATTAATGATTTACAAATATACAACAAAATAATTGTTTTACCAAATTATTTCACTATAATATTTGTATAAGTTGATTTCAACCAGTCATTAATATCCTTCCAATTTTGTAGAATTTTGTACTTCATAGCTGCTTTAATGAAATCCATCTTGTCAAACTTTTTGTTTGGTTCAGCAAAACGGTCATTAATCTTTAACTTTGTATTTGTGTTTATATGTGGTTCTTGCAATTGCATGATTTGTCTATTTCTTAACACATCATTTTTAGCTGCAAGTATATCTTCGTAGATTTTAGCTTCTCCTTTCTTATCTTCACATAGTTGAAAGAACTCATCAAAAGTAATTTCTCTATCTTCTGATAATTCAGGAAATCTTTTAAGAACAGTCTTTAATCCACATCCTTTTACACCAGGCACATTATCAGAGTTATCACCATCTAATGTTCTGAATAGTAAAAGATTTTGTGGATACATTCCCCATTCTTCTTTAACCATTTCTCTATTGTAAAGTTTCTTTTTTGTTGGTGAATAAACAAAAGTCTTTTCATCAACTAATTGTAAGAAATCTTTATCGGTAGAAACAATATAACATTCTTCATCTTCTGCTAAGACGTGCTTAGCTATGTGTCCGATTACGTCATCTGCTTCTATACCATCATATATCATTGTTGTAATAGGTAATGAATCTAACAGGTCATTCAACCAAACAAATTGACGTTTCATTGAAAGTTGTTCATCTTCTTGAGTCATCATATCAGGATACTGACGATTAACTCTGAATCTATTCTTACCTCTATCAGCTTTATAGCCTTCAAATAATTCTTTTCTTCCTTTAGCTCCACCCTTACCATCAAAGGCAAGAATAACTCTAGTAGGATTAAATTGGCGGATTTGACTTCCGATTGAATTTAATGAACCAATAACTCCACCCGTATGTTCACCATTCTCATTCATTGTGGGATTGGTGGTCCAACTACGGATGAAGGTATTGAGTCCATCTATGATAAGAACTCTACCATTAATCACCGATTACTTCTGAGTCTGTCACCAAACTATCAGTATCTAATGAATCTTTTTTGTATTGTAAAATTGTTGCTTCACAAATCCTTTTATAGATTTGCTCTTTTACTTCAGTATTTCCTTCCAATGTTGAAGGGAAATCTTTAGCTTGGAATTTGATAACTTCTCCAGAATCAATATCAATGTATTCATACCACGCACCTGATTGCTTTACGATTCCATTTTCTTTCATCATAGCCAACCAAGCACCATAGTTATCAATACCTCTGTCAAAGAAAATATCAAAATCGGCGGAACGTAACGGAGGTCCCATCCTATTTTTTACTACCTGACATCTTACTTTGATACCTACGATTCTTTCGTTACCATTTTCTTTAGCTTTAATTGTACCCATACTCTTTAATCTCAAACGAACTGAAGCGTGGAAGGCGATTGCTTTACCACCACTTGTTGTCCAAGGGTCAGAGAAAGGCATTGCGTTCATCTTCTGTCTTAATTGATTTGTGAAAACCAATGTGATTTTCTGTCTACCAATTAAGTTAGTGATTTTACGCATTGCTTTGGAAATGATAATTGCCTTATCGGTAGCGTAACCATCTTTTCCGTAATCAGCTTCCATTTCTTTTTCTGTTGATGCAGCGGCAACGGAATCCACTACAATCGTTACATACTTATCTTTGGAATTTGTTCTTACTTTTTCAATGATTGTTTCGGTGTACTCAAAACATTGTTCAACAGTCTCAGCTGCTACATACAATAGTTTTTTTGTATCAACTCCGATAGCTTCTAAGAACTCTCTACTTACGGCGTTTTCAGTATCAATCAACACAGCGATACCACCTAACTTTTGTGTTTCGGCAAGTAAGTGTGCTGAAAGTAATGATTTACCACTTTGTTCAAGTCCTGTCACTTCGGCGATTCTACCAACAGGCAATCCACCATAAGGGCGATTTGATATAGCCACATCCAACATAGATGCTCCGGTTGAAATCCAACCATCTACATTTGTTGGTGCACCATCTTCATCTAAGAAGAATGCTACCCTTTGGTCTTTTGATTGTTTGTTTAGGGATTCGGCTAGAACTTCTGCCAAATCTACCTCTTTGGTAATTTTTGCCATATTCTTTATAACTTATTTTATGAATTGAAAAGGTCATCAAATGCTGCTGCCACATCATCTAATTTCTTAGCTGGTGCTGCTGCCGGCTTTGATGGAGTTGTATCAAATGGTGCTTCATCTTCATCTTTAGCTGTTGAAGAAAGAGTTTCAGCGGATACTGATTTCTCATCTTCGGAAGCTGCTGCTGATGGATTCAACCAACCTTCTAATACATTCTTCAATTCTGCATAAGTTAATTCAGAATAAAGTTCAGTAATTTCCTTTTGTTCGTTAAGAAACTTATCATTCTCAGCTTTAGTTGCTGCTAATGGAGTTTCTTTTGGTTTAACACGGATTGTTGTTACAGGGTAAGAAGTACCACTGTCTTCTGCTGATACAACCTCAACGGTAATATCTCTACCACTTTCTGGGTCAGTAATATCACCATAATCAGGATCTGCCATATAACCAAGAATTTCTTGATATACAGTTTTTCCAAAGCCCCAAAAACGAACACCTTCACCTTCTTCACCTCTTACCAATACTGGTACGAAAGTTCTAAGTTTCGGCTCCATCTTTTTTGCAGCTTTCCAATCTTCCTTATCACCCATTCTTTTAAGTTTGTCAGCAAACTCAACGATAGGGTCAGGTCTGCCAAAACTCATCGGAGATAAGTAAGTTTTGTTGTTGATGTTGTAGTGAAAATAAAGTTCAATAAAAGGATTCTCTTTATTGAATTTGTAAGGCACCAATCTGATTGTGTGTTTGCCTGGTGCTGGCTTCCAAAGTTCTACTGTAGTTCTTTGGGTGTTCTGAAGCTTGTTCAGTCTGCTTTTAATAGCATCTAAATTAATTGCCATGTCTTTTAAGTTTTAAGCGTTTAAGTTTTATGGTTTTATTTAAGTGTCTTTCCTACACTTCCGTTACACATATAAGTATAATAGAAATACAAATATACGAAGATTTCCTGATATTTCCAAATATTTTTTGGAGTATATTTTTTGGGGAAAAGTATGTAACAAATATACGAAAAATTTGTTACAAAACCAAATAAAAAAGGGAGTATTTAACTCCCTTTTCTTTTATGCTAATAAATGATAGTATTCCTTAAAGTGTTTTATACGGTCTGCTAATCCAATAGTTCCGCCATTTACTCTTTTTGTAATAGTTGTTACTACCGCATCGGTTGCACCACTATCTGCTAACTTATTCAATCCATTATTAGACCAGAACCAAGCTGCTGAAAGTAAAGCGTATTTACCACTTACCACATCAGGGTTACTTGCAATATCTTCACCAATTGATTTACCAAATGCTGTATAGTTTGCTCTACCTGTTAATTGGATATATCCTCTACCACGAAACTTAAAGCCATCCCCACTAGCCTCATCACCATTACTCATACGATTTGCATATACTTTGTTTGCAATCTTTTGTGGGTTTCTTTGGTAAGCGTTTGCAATTGCTTCGGTTGGGAAATATTTTTTGAATATTCCCATTAAACCTTTTGCTGAATAGTTTAAGTTTTCCTGTGTTACTCTAAATCCACCACTCTCATGTCCGCATTGTGCTAAGAAATGTGCCAATCTTAATGGAGTGTTGATTTGGAATTTAGCTGCAGTATCAGGAATCATTTGAATAACCGCATCAGGAACGTGTCCTTTAATTTATCTAATTTCAAACCACCAACAGGTACGATAGGTGCAGGTGGCGGTGGTGGTGGAGTATTCTCTCCCATAATCATCGCCCATGTTTTATCACCAACGATACCATCGGCAGGAAGTCCGTGCTTAGCTTGGAATTCTTTAACTGCCTGTTCTGTCTTAGGTCCAAAATTAGTAACTGCTGGAGAGATACCTAATTTCTCCTGCATCAATTTTACGTTTTCGTTGTTATCACCTTTTTTTAATAACATTGTAATATTATTTATGTTCTTCAGTTATAACTTCTTTTCCATCACCAAAATCAATTACTTCAAAAACTCTTGTCTGAATTTTCTTAGTTCCTTCGGCGTTGGTTAATATGATTGAGTTTTTGAACTTTTGCCAATTTATGACAAAAGAAGTATCTAACACTCCACCATTTTCTTCTTTAACCAATTCGTTAAGAGCATTAATAGTGTATAATGTATTAGATTCTTTTTTTCTATGTATTAAAATTGTATTTTCCAACGGAGTTTCAGGTTGGAAAGCTGTATCAATATTGTACGTGATGAATAATTCGTCTAAATTCCCCTTATTTTGGAGAATATAGATGTAATTATAAACGATGTGGTAAGTTTCACGGATTAATTGTAAAGTATTTTGTAACTCACCCTTCGTTGTAAACGTACACAAAAGTTGTGTTTTCATCGGCTTCTATCCCTTCTTTTTTTGTTTTCAAATATAAATATCAAAAAACCGATGAAGGGGTATTTTTACTTAATTATCCGTATATATTTTTATTAGCTTGCTCTAATATTTTTGCAAATCGTCTATCAAGTTGCATTTCAAATTTAATCTGTCCACCATATCCAACACCATCTTCTCTAGCTACAATTGTAGCAATAGGTATTATTTTACCCTTTGGACCAGCTTGATAAGCTAAGTAAGGTGGTTCTTCATTTGTTACTGCAAATAAACCTTGTTTAATTTGTTCAAAATTAGATGTTTCAAATATATTTTGTAATACTGCTCTATCTAATGAATTAGGCCCAATAGCCATTGATTCTTCACCCTCACCAACTGCTTTTAATGGAAATTCCTCTCTAATAGCTGTTAGCATACCTTGCTTTAATTTAGGATTATTACCTAATGAAGATATTACTGCTTTTTGATGAGCTTTGTGCGTATTCTGCACATATTGAATATACTTTTGAGATGCTTTATCTCCCTTCTTTGCTGCCGTAGCTATGGCAGATAGTACAACTTTATTAATATCTCTACTACCCTTTCCAGCTTCTAATTTTTTAACAGCGGTTTCTAAATCAATTTTTTTAGATTTAATTAATTCTTGAAACTCTGCGTCTTTAGCTACTAATTTTTTTAAGTTAGCTAAATTTTTTGAACCAAATGAATATAATGCTTTTCTTTGATTTTTTTGATATACAATTGGATTAATATCATCGGAAATATTAGGGTCCCATTCTGATAATTTTCCAGTTCCAGAATTTAAGAAGTTTACTGCTGTTGATTTTTTTAATGAAACTTCATCTAATATTTCTTGCCCGTCTTTTGTTTTTATTTTGAAATAAGCATCAGTTGAAAATCCTTTGTTCTTTTTATAATCTTTCAATCCCATTGCTTCAACTTCACCCTCAGTATCCCAAGAACCAGCAACAATTTGTGCACCAGGATATTCTTTTGCTAATCTATTTCTGATTGCTTTTCTATTATTCATTGCCGCTTGAATCCAACTTTTAGTTACTATTCTTTTTCCTTCAATTTTCAAATCAGGGTTTGCTTTAATTTGAGCTTCCTCATGCTTTATTAATGAATCAAAAAAAGATTGAGCTTGCTTATCATCTAAAGTTGTACTAACCATTGTCATCAATTCACCAGCTTGAGCTGATATTTGTCCTGCTCCACCTGGTAAATCAGAAAAGTATGACCACTTAGCCGTTTCATTATTTGCTTTTGTATTCATCATTCGTTCCAATGCTTTTAAGTGTCTTGGTGGAACTTTTGAACCCGCATATAATTCTTTTGGAAGTTTGTATGGTGGTGGTGGAGGTCCTACTTTATTTTTTTTATTTTTTACTTCAAATTTTGAATCATCTGGAATTTGCTTTTGTGTAAATTCTTTTGATTTTAATGTATCAATTTTTTGTAAAGTTTTATCTTTGCCACCAATTATTCTAGAACCTTTAGTTGGTTTAGTAGATGTTGGTTGTGTTTTTTGCTTGTCTAATTCTTTTTCTCCAGTTTTTCTAAAACCCAATCCAGCTCCTTTAATTTGCTTTGGTTTTTCAATTCCCAATTCTTTATCACTAACTCCAGCTTTTTTAAGTAAACCAACTGCAGCTTTGTAAGCTTGTAATTGACCTTTATTTTGAGAATCTTTGTACTTTAGAGCAGAAGCAACTTTTATATCTCTTCCTGTTTCTGTATTTTTAACTGTTTGATTTAATACATTATTTGCTGCTGATACTGGATTTGCTTCATCAATAAATCCATAAATCATTTCTAACATTAATTCATCAGCTAATTGTAGGTTTTCTTCTTTCATTTGTGGTTCTTCCATTTTGGTTTCTCCTTTTGCTTTCTTTTCTTCGTAAGAGTTAATCATTTCTTCCATTTGTTCTTGACTGATTTCCATATCTTCCAAACCTTGCGCAATCATTTCTATAAACTTCTTCATATTTGCATCCATTTCTGCTTCACTATCTTTATCCGCAAATACTGCAGCTCTACCTGCACCTTTTAATATTGTTTCACCAACAACGTGTGGTACAAATTCAATAGCAACGTGCTTAGCAAAACCGGCCGCACCATACGCCAACCCACCCATAGCAGCACCAAATAATGCAGTAACTACAACTTTTTTAGCAACAGCTACCATTGCTTTTTTCTGTTCAGGTGTTGGT